CTGTGGATTCGGGTCTGACCATCGCTTCATCAACATACGAGCAGCATCAGGATCACGCTTCAGCCCATCAACAATTCCCGCAACAGGGCCAAACTCCTCCTCAAGTCTGCGGAGAGCTGCTTCAGCCTTGTCTGCACGAGATTGGAAATACTGAACCGATTTCTGCTCTGCCGTAATCTCAGGCGGTGCATCTTCCGAATCGTCCTCCTCGCCGTCAAAGTCGTTTTCTTCTTCGTCAGCCTCGAGTCCATCTTCGTCAGGATTGTCCGATTCCTCGAATTCCTCTTCAAGATAGTTGTCCGAAGCATCCTCAAAGTCATCATCCGTGGGGTAACCAGGGAGCGCAGCATCCGTGACGGTGGAATCCTGCTCAAATTCCTGATCTCCATTGATGACCGACTGGTCTTTAGCCATTGTTCATCCCTTCATTAAAACTTGTCTGCATCGAAACCTCCGTCTCGATGTCCCGAATAATATCCTGAAGTGCCCCTTCCATGTTGGCAGCAGCACGGACAGAATCAACCTTTGCATCAGCCGACAACTTTGCGTAAAGTGAATCAAGTTTCGTCTTGAACTTCATAAGCTCAACACGCTTTTCGTCACTAAGCGATTCACGGCGAGTTGTCTGGAGGTCACCCTCAAGTTCACGGATACGCTGCGTAGCAGCCTGAAGCTGACCGCTAAGATCAGCACGCTGCGCTACCTGCTCGGCAATCTTTGCACCATTCGGGATGTCAAGACGCTCGATAATAGCAGGAAGAAGCTCCGTAATCCCACCCGTAAAGGCAATCTCCTTCATGGATTCAATCTCAGCCCAGCGGTTTACAGGCGTTGACGAACCCGCAGCAACAACAAGATCATAGGTTGCACGACTAAGATCGTTATTCCTGAGGATAGCACCAGCAACCTCCTGATCCTGATTGAAGATAATCTCACGCGGTTCAGTACCTGGTTCAGAAATGCGGACAATCTTCTCAATATCGTAGTAAGACCTTGCCCACTCAAGCCAGACTGTGCCAGCGAAACTAAGGGATCGTTCGATAGACTGGAGCTTAGCACGCATCCTGCGCTGCCCAAACTCATCAATAGCCATCGTACCCTTATAGGTTTCAGGGGCCATCTGACCACTACCCATCATATTCTCAAAGATGCCAAACTGATATTCAATCTTGTGTTTAGCGTCAGCGAGAAGGGCGATTGCTGCGTTGGAAAGCGGGCCGGGTGTAAGGTTGACAATGCCAGCAGTACCGCTACCTGCAAGTGCTTCAGCATTATATTCACCAATACCGGGGCCGGGGCGCGTCAACATCTCTTCGAGCTTGCGAAGGTCACCAGCAAGGCCACGAGGGAATAGAACCTTAGACGATACTGTGCGCTGCGTATGCTCTGTAACAAGCGAGATCATCTTGTTTGCAAACTCCTGCGGACTGATAGCTCCAGCCACATCAGAGATTGCAAAAGGATTGCCATTGTGCTTATTGAAGCAAGGCGTAATCGGGTATTCGCTGATCGGCATCTCTTCACTGTAAAGTTCCTGATCGCCAAGCGAACAATACTTCTTTACACGAGTCTGCCAAAACTCAGCGTGACTAACAAGTTCATTTTCAATGAGCCAATCAAGCGTTACAATCTCGGCATTGAGCATGATGTTAGGGTCTGCCATGACCTGGCGAACCTGCTCTTCGGTTACAATGTCGATCTGCTGACCGTCCGAGATAACGCCGTAAGAAGCCTCACGAGCCTTGTTGAACTCTGCTTGGCTAAGAGGGCCAACCTCTGAACCATCATCGTTAAACAGTAGCTTGTGCTTCTTGACCCTGACCTTTTCAAACCGCTCGATATAGTCAAGTTTGTCCGAGTCCTCCCCACCGAAATCACCATACTCGGTGAAACCGGAAGTGGATTGAATCGTCGATGTGTTGCGCGAAGTCTCATCAACATCACCGTTGGCCTTCTCAACCTCTTCAGCGTAGTCAGGGAATTGTAGCTTTGCCTGCTTCCTTGTCATCTTCTTTGTGTAGATAACCCAAGCAGCATCACGGCAAAGTACATCTTTCGCATCTTGATCCCATACAATATCGCGTGGGTCAGGGGCGAAAATCTTCAAATCACCACGGCCCTGATCTGAGTCAGGGTCTTCATAAATCATCCACACACCTTGAGACTTTACATAATAGTCGTAAACGTGTGACTTAAACTCAATATCACCAGAACTGATCTTCCACATATGCGCGGCAAGATCAGAAACATTCATGCCAAGATCAACATCATCACTTGTAACACCAATCGTGTGAAAACGAGGCGTATTGAATGTCAAGAACGATACACCCTGCTCAACGGAGGGTAGAATAAAGTCGTGCGTAATGCGTGGGATGCCAAACCGTTTCAGCTTTGCGTCATCAGCGGATGACCATTGCGAAAGGTTAGCAAACTTGTTCCACTTATCTACATTCTCAAGCCAATCAGACTGTGCTGACCTGCCATCTCGGAGCAATTCAATGCTCTTTACGGCGTAGCTTTTATGTGGTTGTTCGGATTTATTCATGGTCACAATATAACACCTTCCACATTTAGTTAAAACTCATCCAAGTTGTTGCTTCTTCTTCATATCCGTAGTCAATAAGGTAATTATCCATCGAACCAGCCTCTTTCTTAACATCATCCTCGCTATCTGCCCACTCAGTATCGCACGGAAAAGCGTTGAGGAAAGCATAATAGTCGGCATCCATCATGTCTTCATGTTGCGTCTCTTTGTCAATAACATAGTTTGTGTATTGACCCATAAGATCGCCGTCAATTCCCTCCCTTACATAAATTCTTCCAGACTGAAAACGCCAAAGGTTTGAAATAAGACGCTCTGACTTCTTTGCGCGTGGCTGATTCTTCCTGTCAATGCCAGGAATCCATGTGCCATCTTCATCACAACGGTCACGGAGGTAGGATCGTATCGTTTCCTGTGCCTGAACTGTTTCGATATTGCCAGTAACAGGAGACATCTCGATAGCTTTGTCGTAGAAAATCTTTGCCGCAGCCATTGGATCAATACGCTTGTGAAATTTCCATAGCAAATAAAGATTTTTCTTGTTATCCATCCCCCAAAAACTGATAGCTGTTTCATCAGCACGGGCCTGAACGGAAGAGGCTGGGTCATATCCCCAGAAAACATTCACAGGAATCACCTTATTCTCGATAATTACCTTGCCATCGCTATCCTTTGCTTCTTTTACGCTGATCGCATGAACTCCATTACCAAGATTCTTGACATCGCCGGAGTAGGTGCGGAAGTGTTCACGCTTGAAAGGCTGGTTGTCACCTGTTTTGTACTGGTTCTGGTAGTTCATCCACCAGATATGGCCCTTACAATTCTTCTCCAGCTTGCGCTTTTCAGCCATCAGTTCATCAAATGACCACATCTCAGGCCAAAGGACGGGCATTTCGCCCATTCCATCTTCCCACCCAGGGATAGCCTGGTAGAATCTTGATGTCCAACCATCGGTTTTACTTAGACGATCAACCAAACAGTTCTCATTGATCATCGTTCCAATGACGGCAGTGCGACAGCGGTGCTTATCACGGGCGGCATAAAGTGCTTTCTCGAACCACTCGTAGTTCTTATCAATCGAAGTCCGTGTTGAAGCATTGTTATCGTCTTCTGCATCGTCAATGACGAAGCGTGAAGGGCGCATATTGTAGCGGGTTAGACCGTGGATAGCTGATCCAAGACCAAGTGCAAGAAGTACTGACCGATTTGGGAAATGAATCTCGTCTTCGGTAGACTTGATCCACTTGTCGGGGTTGAACCAATCAGGCATAATAGAGCCAAAATAGTACTTCAGCGCAGGGTTGTTGACAATATGATCAATAATGGTCTTGACGAGTGAGCGTGTATGGCTTGTTGTCTTCGATACTAGCGTAATAAACTCTGGCTTCTTGCCCATAATCCCTGAGAAGAGAAGCTCATGGATCGGATCAATACAGCCAACATAAGTTGTTTTAGCGTGACCACGAGGAGCCTGTACGACATAGTTCATCATCTCCTGATTATCAAGGTCAGCGCATATCTCACGGTGGAACTTTGGTGATGGTAGCTCCATAACACCTGTAAAGCACTCGCGGGCGAAAGCGAACTTGCTTGCACCCATCTCAATTAGCTTGGCGTTAATATCAATCGACATCTTCATCCACGGTTACTGCGGCCTGTTCAATCTGCTGCTGACGTTTCTGCTCAATCTGCTGTGCCATAAAGTTTCCTGCACCCGATTGTATCTGAAGGGTCTGCGTTGTTGTCACCCTTTCACGCTCACCACGCATATCAAGGAACTCGGATAACTGCTGCAAAGATTCCTGTGCAACCTTCATCACACGAGGATCAACGGATTCAGTATCCATGATCTTTTCAATCATGTCCATGTGGCGAGAGATAATCCACCCTTCACCAGTATCTTCCGTCATGCCACGATCACGAAGCACTTTAAGCATTGCTTCCCTTGTCCTACCCTCAACCATCTTCTCAACCCTTTCTGACTTCATCATCTTTTCAATGTTTTCGTGACTTGGATACTGGGTGTTCTTTGCTACCATGTATGCAACATACGGATCGCCAAAAGAAGTATAGGCCGCTGCAAACGCTTCAGCCTCCATATTGTCAGCGTATTCAACAAGTAACTTATGCTTTCTGGCAATGGATAACGCCCAATCAGGAATCGGATTCTTGATAATATCATTTGATCTTAACAGCGTAAAGAATACCCGATCACCAGACCTGATCCCAAACCCATGAGCGGTGATGACCACAGATGCCTTCTTATTAGCCTTATAGTCCCGTACACGGACGATATGACCGCAGGACGATAAAATATACGTCCCAATCATTTGAGCGGCTGTACGGTCTTTACGCAAGCCTCTCTTGTAC